ACTTCTAAGGACTGCTTCTTTTATTTTTTGCGGAATAATAGCTTTTGGATACGCAACCAAAAGCTGTCCACCCCTGATTTGACGTTCTCTATATATGGAGTCAACTCTGTCATCAGGACCGACATCCAAGACAACATGAGGTAATGGAATCGCTGAAAACCTAACAGGATTAACTGCATCACCTTCTTCACATAATAGAACACCAGTTCCAACAGCACAGTCAAGAAACGACTCGTGTACTTCTTGAGCAAAGTTACTGTTCTGTAGAATCTCAAATACATAATCTGTTACTCCTTGCAGTTGAGAATTAACTTCATCTCTTTGTTCTTCAGGTACTTCTGAACCAGCAATAAAGTCAGCCCATCTTGCAAAGTTTGGTACAAGACCTGATTGCAACCTTGATGCAAATTCTTGTACACCGACGACGGCAGTTTCATCAAAGATTTTATCATCTCTTCTTTGACCAGGTGTTTCTGCATAAAAACTTTCTCTTTGTGGAAGAGCATACTCATAACATTCTTCAAACAATGATGTCCAATTATCTCTGAGTGACTTTGCTCTTTCATATCTTCTTAATAAATTATCTACTGGTTTATCAGCACCAGTATTGATTGGTGTAATTGTATTTACTTCAACCATTACATTGGGTCCTTATAATATCCGATACCACCTGATTGTCCTGATATAAGTGATCGACGACCAACTTTTCCAGAGGAAACCTTTTTATTAAACTCTTCTTGTTTCTTTTTCTCTGCTTCTTGTCTTTTCTTTTCTTCAGCCTTTTGCTTTTCGATTTCAGGATCGACTTTGGGTTCAGGCATTACCATTTTAGGACTTTTAAAAAAACACATAATTTTCGATACTCCATTCAAATGATTTTATCCACGCACAAAAATGATACATAGCTAAACCATATATTAATAAAAACACTCTTAACCTAACTACATCCGTGACCACAAGCCAACTCTTCTTTGTTTTGGTCGTCGACGAAAAACATCAAACTCAGGTTTTGCATTAAATGATCGTAGTGGTTTATTGTTTCCAATGATTGATCTACCCTCACCAGCACCCAACATTAGATATTGAAGTGCATCATGTATATGTGAATACATATTCTTATCAGGTTTGTCATCAAATCTTTCACCTGATACTTGTAATCTTCTATATTGGTATCCACCCTCAAAACCTTTTATTAGCTGTCGACAGCGATAGTCAACCATAAATGCTGGTACACCCTCAACCATCTTCATCAATGATTTATTTACAGCTTCTATTCTTAGAGATACATCATTAGATGGTGCTGGTAATGCTCTTAATCCAGCACCTCTAAGTATTTGAAATGGTGTGCTTTCATCTGTTTGCGCCCTGAAGTCACCACTTGGATCACCATATATTAGTGCTTCACAGTTTAAATATTTAGTTGCAATCTCTTCTCTCAACAGTTCAGAGAACCTTACTATACCCATATCAAAAGCAACTATCTCAGCTTGTATTAACCAACGACCTCTTACTTTTTGTGCAAATACCCCAGCTGGAGTAAGTCCAAAGTCTAATCCAATATATACTGGCTGACCATCTGCTACTGGTATTTCTTCTTTTGATACATGAGTATCTCCTACAAACATTGGATATATTGGTTTACCATCAGAAATACTACCAAGTTTATTCATTACATATACATCTATCCAAGACTTTGTTTTACCTTTGACAGTATTCTCATAGTATGTACTCAAAAGGTTTTTTCTATTTTCTGCTTTACTGTTTTCTTTATAGTCGACGACAGTACCATCTTCGTTTTTCTTTTCCAACATTCCTGGTGGCTGTGTAAAGAATAACCAGTTATCAGGTTTGACCAACATCTTTATTTCTTCTTTTGGAATATGATCTGGTACTGGTACTTCACCTGACATAATCGCCCACCAGTGATCTTCCTCAGGTGCATTAGTATCACAGATTATACCTGACCAGCTTGGACCTCCCTCTCTCATAGATGGAAAACGACCAACACGCATTGTACAAGCATCAACAATACTCTTTGGTATTTCTCTTGCTTCGTTTATCCATATACCAGTTAGTTCTAATGACAATAGTTTCTTTACATCTTCAGGTCTATCAAGTGCTAAGAATATAACTTCAAGTTCTATATCACCTTTCATAATATTATGTGTATATGGAACTTCCCATCTAAACTTACCCCATGTATTTTCTGGAAACCAATCTAACCATGTTTTGATTGTCGTTGTCCTAAGTTGTGGATTGGTATTTCTAATAATCGCCCACCTCGATTTACGAATACCCTTTTCGTTTTTTTTCTGTGCCAATGCTCGTCTAAAGACTTCGACACAACACGCCACCGACTTTCCACTTCCAACTGGACCACGCAGTCCTCTAAAAAACGAGTCATCTTTCATAAACTCCTTTAATACTACACCATCAGGTTTGTACTTAAATGTTGTCAATGTTGTTATCTTTACCAGCTTTTATAAGTTGTTCAACTGTAGCTGGACCTATTGTTGCAATTAATTTATCAGCTTCCCTATCAGATTTATGTTCATCAGGTACATACTGTAAATGTATTTTCTTAACAATGGTTCTTAGTAATCGTCTTTCCTCAGGCTTTAGTATGTGTAAAAAACTCATAGTTGTCCTGTTCGTTTTTGATAAAATAAATATCCTAGCCACATTATCACAGCACCAACCAATGTACAGAGAAATATAACACCAGCTATATTCAATATTCTTGCTCTCATTTCTTGTTGTGCATACAACTGTTCTTGTCTTTGTTTTCTTATCTTGGCTTGCATCTTCAATAAATCAGACCATGCATTAGGACCATGCGTTAGATTAATCCAGTTACGCAGTTCTTCTTCCATAGCTTCTGCCTTTTTTTTCGCAGCAAATGCATCCATTGCTTCCTGTTCAACACTTGAACCAGCAAATAATTTTTTAAACAATGGAGGATTCTTTGACATCTTCTCTGCATGGTTGACATCAGAAACAGCACCCATCCATCTTCCAATGTCACCATACATTGACTCCACATCCTTCCCCATCTGGAAGCCTTTTTTTATTAGGTTGAAGGCTGTTGAAGCTGTTGCAAGAGCAGTTACTGGGTCCACAATTATCCTAGCAGTGATCGTATTTGCGACATGATACCAGTAAAACCACTCTTCTGTCGTTTTTTTCTTTTTCTTGAAAGTTCAGTAAGTAGAGTTGGAGTTATCTTTTCTTTAGTAACTAAGTCTAGTTTTGTTTCTTGTGGGTTGTCCAATCTATTTACGACGTCGACATTATTAGATGTAATCTTTTGTTGTGTATTAAACAACTGTGTCTGTGACATATCAGGTGTTGCCTGAAGTAAAGTTTGACGATTTCTTGAACCAACAACTTTTACAGACTTAGGGTCTGTGATAGCTTTAATTCTTGTTTCTTTACCAGCAAGTGTTGATCCAGTGATAGGGTCTTTATAAATTGTACCACCTTTAATAAGTCCACCACTGATTGTAAACTTTGTCGGACTCTTTGGCTTTGGAAGGGGTGGTGACATTTTTACTGGTTGATTAGCTTCAGCTACTTTTCTTGTTGTTTTAGGACCACTAGCTTTTGATACTACTGTCTGTATCTTCTTTGCATTGTCTGCACCTCGTGCTGGAGATTGTGCTTTTGATTTTTCTTTTGCTTTTGCTAATGCTTCTTTTTGACTTTTTACTAAAGCAACTCTTGCTCTTTCTTTAGCTTGTGCTAATGCTTTTTGTGCATTGGCTTTCTCTTGTCTTTCCTGTTCTCTTTGGTCAGACCTAGACTCTTGTGCTGGTCTTGACGATCTATTTTGTTTTTTCTTTTCTTCTTGTTTTGCTTTGTAAACACCTCTTGGTGGCATATCAATTCTCCTTATTTAATACTGTTAAAACAGATTGATTAAATTTATTCTTTTTTATTTCCTGACCCTCAGGTATATCCCAGTTAATAGTTCTTGTTGCTCCTGAATCATCACCAAGCATTAAACCACCAACTGCGTGTAAACCACTGTAGAAGTTTCCTTGACGAATATTATCAAACACATCTCTTTTAAATTGAACACCACCCTCTGCTTTTGCACCAGTAGACTTTAGATTTGGATTGAAGTCATAGATGTCTGTTACCCTATAACCATCTTCTGTCCTCGTTACTCTAAACTCTCCAAGAGTCATCTTGATGTTCATGCCATCACTGTTCTTAAAAAACTCTTTAGCAATTTCAATCGTCGACAAATCATTAAAGTTCTTCAAACCAAAGTAATCATTTAAAGACTTGTAGTTAAAAGATTGTACTGTTCCCACCTCAGCATCACCAAGCTGTTCATCAAGAAAGCTTTGTAAAGTATCAGTAGTCTTTTTACTAAACACTTCTCTTAGCTTGACGTCGTCTCTATCAGCAAATTCAGGTAATAATGAGTTGTATAATGAATCTGTAAATAACTTTAGTGCTTCTCTCATACTTCGCTTATGTAAGAAAAAAATATATTAGACAACGCACAAACCGAACCTTTGTGAAATAAATGCGAGTGAGGGAGGAGTAACA